GACAGGCAGTTGGATTCCTTGAGTTTGGTGCGGGCGATACTGTATCGACAGGAGACCCGTTTGCCGAACAAGTGTCATACGAAGTACGACCTGGGTCATGGTCAGAAACCCACGCGCAGCAGTATTCGCAGAATGGGCGTTGGGTATTCGGTGGTGTAGTTTATACGCAGATCACTCCGCGCAACGCTATGTGGGAAGCGTGGAAATCTGTACAAGAAAATTGGCGAGCAATCGCAGAAGAGGTATTTGCATGAACGTCACACGCAATGCTGTGTACAACTACATACATAACGCTGTGGCAAACGTGTATCCATCAATGTATATTGTGGGGACGTTTGAGCCTGTTCCCGCTTCCTTGCCAGCAGTATACATCATCGAATCAGGTGATTTACGGAACAGGGACAATATGACGATGGCAGGGCATCAGGGTGTCCGCACAAGCACGTTTGAAGTGCAGATTGTGAGCGGAAAAGCCAATGGTGCTATGTCTGAGGCGTATGAAATCCTGGAGACAGTGCGTTCTGCCTTTTTCGCTCTCTATTATAACGAAGTCAACGTTATAACAATGGAGAGCGGGGCGAACGGGACAAATTATAGATTACGGGCAACTTATCGCCGAGTAATTGGCGATGCAGATGAAATGCCAACAGAATAAAATCTTAAAGGAGACCTTAATATGGCTGGTGAAGTTAGCACCGCAGGGATTAAAATTTCCTATTGCGTAGAAACCACCGCAGGGACTCGCCCCACCTCTGGCTACAAAGAGAAAGAGACGAGTGCAACCCTTAAAATTGCTGAATATGTAACGGGGATTTCGGGTCTCACTGCCGATTTTGAGCAGTACGATGTTACTCCGCTTGCAGAGACCCAGCGTCATCGTTTCGTCAAAGGCTTGCAGGGCAATGACGGTAATCTGTCTCTTAGCTGCAACATTAACCCGACCTCAAGAACTGACTGGGGTATGATCGTAACCGCTTATGAAGCACTTACCGATGGTAAGGGTATGTGGTTTGCGTTCACGCTCCCTGGCGATACGCAGAGTGCGTATTTCCGCTGCATCCCGTGTCCTATGGGATTCCCTGATGTTGAATCTGCATCTGCTGTGCAGGGCGCTGTGCAGTTGATTGAAAATGAGTACGCAGGGTGGGCAGCGAACCCCACGACATAATAATAGGGCGGCTACAATACCGCCCTTAATATGAGGAGAACGAGAATGAGAAGTGAGAGGACAAAGATTGAATTTGAGTATGGTGGAAAGCCATATTGCCTGTGCTACACCGCGAACAGTTTGAAGAAGCTTGAGCGGGCGGGTGTCAAATTCAACAAGCTTGAGGACATGGTTTTCAGCGCACCCGAAGTTCTGTTCCGTGGCGCTTTCTACGCGAACCACTCAGGCGAATCAGAAAAAACTATCCATGAGATTTATCAGGCGCTCAAGAGAACATCTGAGAATGCAGAACCAGAGTATGACGAAGACGGGAACGAGATTGATCTTCTCGCACAGACTCTTGGTGAAATGATCGCAGAAGCGGTCGAAGAGTTCACAGGGCGTGGTAAAGAGGGAAACTTAACCTGGAAAGTGACGTAACCGCATCGTTGCTTTCGGTTGATGATGAGCAAGGTGTAGAGCAAAGTTTCAGCACTGTGCTTGACAAGCTGTGTGCTTATTATATGGCGCTTGGCGTGTCAGCGGACGAGTTCTGGAATGGAGACCCAACCTTGCTCAAGTACTATGTGGAGAAACATAGGATTGCGGTAGAGCAGCAAAACGAACGTATGTGGCTGCAAGGGGTATATTTCTACGAGGCGATCTCTACGGCGCTTGCACAGGCATTTAGCAAGCACAGCAATGCGAAATACCCAGAGAAACCACATCGGCTGACGCCACTATCTGAGGAAGAACAGGAACTTGAAAACAAGAAAAAGGTTGAAGAGTTCCGTGAACAGTTGATGGCAATCGGCAAGCGTTTTGAGGCTAAACACAAACGCGAACAAGGCGGTGAAAAACCTTGATTGTAGACAATTTAGAGTTTCGCGTAACGCGATCTGGTGACACTGCTGCGCGAGGAACAGACAGACTGAGTAAGTCTCTAAAGAACCTCAAGAGTGCATCGGGCGGGGCAAACAAAGGACTTGGTGGCTTATTGCACACCATCGGTCGCATGAGCAAGATCATGATTCTCCGTCAGGCAATCCGCGCTTTGATGAAAGCGATGAAAGAGGGTCTAGAGAACGCATATAAGTTTAACAGCATGATGGGCGGCGAGATGTCCAAAGCATTGGATTCGCTGAAATCTGCTTCTCAACAGGCAACAGGAGCGTTAGGGTCTGCCTTTGGAGAAATGATAGCGAATGTTGCACCGATTCTCATCCGATTGTTAAACTTGATTACTAGAGTTGCAAATGCCTTTGCACAGTTGATGGCTGTTCTTGGTGGACGCAGTACATATACAAAAGCAGTTGAATCGTCTGAAAAATGGGCGAAAGCAACATCTAGCGGGGCAAAAGCCGCTAAAGAATGGAAAAACCAATTGCTTGGTTTTGACGAAATCAACAGGCTTGAAGAACCGTCTGATGACAGTGGTAGCGGTGGCGGTGATAGTCCATACGAGGGTGCGTTTGAATTAGTCGAAGCGCAGAACGAATGGGCAAAGCAGTTCCGCGAACTGACATTGGATTGGTGGAAGAGTCTGAATTTCGAACCACTTATCAAATCCTGGGAACGCCTTAAAACTGTTGTTGGAGATTTTGTAGATATCGTTGACGATGCGCTCTATTGGGCATATACAAACGTTCTTCTCCCACTTGGAAAGTGGACAATCGAAGAGGGCGGTCCAGCGGCAATTAATCTGCTTGCATCAGCTTTAAACTTCCTCAATACAGTTATTAGATGGTTGCAACCTTATGCGCTTTGGATATGGGAGAATTGGTTAAAACCAATTGCTAAATGGTCAGGAGAAAAGCTTGTCGAGGGATTAAATAAACTAGCAAAGTTGTTTGATGACTTGTCTGAGTATATTAAAACGCTTGATGGTCTGTCTTTTAAAGACGCGCTTGAGAAGATGTTTAGCGATGCTGCTAAATGGATTCAAGACTACAATTGGCAAGACCTGGGCGCGAAAATTTATCAAGGCATAAAAGATGCTTGGCAGTGGGTAAAAGACAAGGTAACTGCATTCTTTGAGGGTACAGATTTCTCAAGCTTGATAAGAAGTTGGGTCGAATTAGTCGGTTCTGAGATCGGTAATTTAGTAGGCGTTTTATATGGATTTTTCATTAGCTTCTTGCAAGACGTATTTGACAAAATTGCTGAATGGAACGGTTTAGAAGAACCAGGCAAAATGATCTTTGATGGCATCATTAATGGTATCAAAGCAGCGATCAAAGCGATTGGTGGATTCTTCAAATGGATTGATGAGAACATCTTTGCCCCGTTTATTGATGGTTTTAAAAAGGCATTTGGCATTCACTCTCCGTCCACTGTCATGGAAGAAATGGGTGGATACATCATGGAGGGTCTTGGCAACGGTTTGACAAATAATTTCAGACCGATTGATGAAGCAGTTGCTAGCATCAAAGCAACCTTTAGCACTATTAGCAGTGTGGTATCTGAGGTTTGGGCAAAGGTTGTCGGGGTCTTCTATGACGCAAAAACCGCTACGATGCAACTCAACGAAATGAACAAAGCGGGGTCTGCGACTCATGTAAATCCTCATTCTGGTTCCACACATGGCGGCAGCGGTGGAGGTTATGCAGAGGGTGGATTTCCTGACACGGGTGAGCTTTTCATGGCTCGCGAGAACGGGATTCCCGAACTTGTGGGAACTATTGGCAATCGAACAGCGGTTGCGAATAATGATCAGATTATTGCTGGCATCAGGCAAGGCGTATTTGAGGCTGTTACGCAAGCAATGAGTAACCAGGGCAGCGGTGAAGTTGTACTGAAATTGGATGGAGACGTTCTTGCAAAGGGCGTAACGAGATATCAGCGTTTCAACGCGATCTCTGCGAACATTTAAGTGAGGTGTAAGGATGACTTTAATAGTGAATAACGTTGATATGATTCCTTACATCGCACTTGGTGGAATCAAATGGCAGCGTAACGATATAGAGGCGCCAGGAACGGGTCGTACAATGGATGGCACTCTCATGCGAGGACGCATTGCTACGAAAATTCGTTTGGACATTACTTGCAGACCGCTGACGAAAGCAGAGTTGAGCATTGTACTCAATGCGATTTATCCGCAATTTGTCACAGTGACCTACGATGACCCGATGTATGGCAGAGTGATCAAAACAATGTATTCGAACAACAACCCTGCTTCGTTTATGATGATTAATCCTCAAGGGATAGAGACTTGGAATGGAGTCACATTTCCATTGATTGAGAGGTGATTCCCCGTGCAAGACACATCAGGAATTGAGAATTATGATGCCATCGTTGCCCAGGGAAACTATTCTGTCGAGACCAAATTGGTGATCAATAGCACTGACTTTTTGGAGGGGCAGATATATTCTGTCAAGACAACAAGGCAGATGTTTACTAGTATGAACCCAACCGTAGGCAATGCCGTTGTAGGTAGACTAGACGCGGTTATT